GTTAATACTTAGGTATATAAGGGAACATACATCATGTAAAAAATTTGCAATTTGTATAACAGCGTGGGACAAAATTACCAGACTTTCACCTAATAAGGACCCTGAAGAATATCTGAAGGATGAATCTCCTGCTTTGTATAACTTCATAAAGTTTCATTTTCCAGAAGTTCTATTTTTTGGTATCAGTGCTCAAGGAGCAGAATATGAATATGAAGAAAAAATAGGAAATGAAGGAAAGGTGAAAGTTATCAAAGAGGAATCTCGTAAAAAACTCCTTGAAAAAACCCGAGAGGGAAAAAGAGCTTTTATCAATAATGAATCAGTTCACGATATAACGGTTCCATTAGCCGCATTACTAAGATAAGAAGAGTTTTACAATATGAAAATAGAACAATTGCTATATGGGTATGACGATGGACATACATTGTTGACAGGATCTATATTGATAAATTCTGCTGCTGATTCAGCGCGTCTTGCAATGCTTAGTGATTGGTCTGGATATAGAACAACCGATGATGATGATTCATATCTTACAGCGTTTCCTTTGGTAGATTCCCCTTATTATGTTGTAGCAAAATCATGGTATGCCTATGAAATGGAACGTCCAGGTTGTGTTTGGACACAAGTATTTCTTATCAATTTGTCAGAAATTGACAATCAATTTGATTTCAGAAGCCTACTGATTTTTTTTCAAAGGCCTAAGAAGGGAACGTACAATTTATACAGTCAAACGTTAGATATAGATATTAATAAAAGTGTTTACAAAGCCCCCATGCCTAAGTTTACAGATGATGTTAGTTTACTTTTTATCTATAACACGTTGTTGAATGCAAATGGATGTTTTGGAATAAAGGTAGAAAGACAGTCGTTAGAGAACCAGTTATTTGTTTTGAATCTTATGCAGTATCTTCCTGTGGGTTTATTGTGGAAGTTGTCATTCAGTACAGGTAGTGATGCTTACAGACAACTTGACAAAGAAACACTTCTGACAATGCAGTTCGTACAGCAAGATAATGCTGTATCACTAATCTCTCCTCCGTGGACAAAGGATATATCAAAAGATAATTTTCCGCAAAGTATTCAATTCATGTGTAATGCTTGTAAAGAAGGAAACGCTGAATTAGCTCGAATGATAAGAGTTTTTGCTGATGACATATCGGATAGTGTTGAGAAATTCAAGGCTTTTGCTTGTTTAATGAAATACCTTTATGGTGGCGCCAGTAAATCAAGGAGCATAGATTCATATACCGATATTCTTTCGATATTGATCAAAAACTTCCCTAATGAAAAAGAAGGATCATTACTAAAATTAAACTTCCTGAGCCAAAGAATTGTTTCACTTTATTGTAGTGAAACGGAATTTTTATATGAAATATGTACCCTTAGCAACTTAAAACCTTTTTCAAAAGATGAATTCGATTACGAAAAGCGTATAGATTTACTAGCCCAAAAAGAGCCATTAGACTTCATTAACCTATTAGTCAGAATATCAGAAACCGACATGATAAACGAAGCAGGACAGTATGCAATGAATAACTCATTTCGCAAAATAGATTATCAAACGCTTACTGACTTTGCAGAAAGGAATTGGCGATCCTTCGTGAATATTGCCACGTTAAATCCTGAATATATGAATCGAGGTGACTGGATTGATTATCCAAAAGATCGATTTAATGATATGATGGCATGTTTTGTTATCATGGACAAGAGCGGGTTTTATAATTGGAATAAATTACTAATTCGTGTATTATTTGATCGTATAATGTTATCTCGTCAGATAGCTGAAGAACTCTTCCTTAGAGCTGACAATGCTGCAAAAATAATACTTGACTTTTTAAACAAAGAGAATGCGAAACCTATTGATGGCACACTTACAAAGAAAGCTTGTGAAAATATTGATCTTTTATTATCTTGGCTGTCACAACAGAAAACGTGTTCCGATTTGATTGAACAAATACTTGTAGACAATATTATTCCGGCAAGTCAGATAGTTCGCCAATATAGTTCTGATTTATGGCAATGCTTGGTAGTCAAAGATACTAAGCATAAGAGTATAGATTATTATTTATTTCTATTTGAATTAGCTTTTCAGTGGCAAGATAATAATGCTCTATTATATTTAGAACACTCTTTCTATCATATACATGAGGCGTTGCGTTATAGCTCAGCCAAGGTATGGGATGCAGTTTATATTCACGCTGAATCCTTACCATTTTGGCAAGAATGGGATAAATGCAAGAAGCTTCGAAAAGGAGTAGTTAAATATTTGAAAAGAAGTGGATATAATCGTTCTATTTTAACAAATTTTACTCCTGACGAAGATTTGAATCAACAACTATTAAAAATATGGAATAATTAATTTTCAATAGTTTACAATATTAGATATTCAGAATAGATAATATTGCTAGTCACACAATCTAAAAAATAGGTGAGAATTCCCTAAAATTTACTCAAGGGCATTTTTTAGTTTTTATTCTATGCGGAAAATAAAATTTACTTTAATTTGTGACGTTTCATGAATTATTGTACAATCTAAAATACGTGCATAATGGCGGGGCATCTGGACATTGGTATGCCCCAACATCTTGGTTACACTCTCTATCGAGACACCATTGGCCATGGCCCAAGGATGCGGAAATCAAGCGCTGATTGAGGAACTTGCCACGTTGAACCGGAAAATACGGCTTACCATAAAGCCGGTAGGTGGGCATGAAGGCAGAACGAATGACGGAAACCAGACTTGCCAAAGAAGATACGTACCCTCAATGGAGATTGCCGCTCCGTCAAATGGACTGAAAAATATCCTAAGTTTGCCGCAAAGAGCCGCTTTTCAAGAAAGGACAAAGGTATGGCTAGTACCCGGAATAAATCCGACCTGCTGGCCATACCTTTGTCTGTAAAGGGAAGAAGGAAACTTTATCATTCTTCTTCCTCAAAGGAAAGGTTTTTCACCTGTCTGTTAATAACTTTACAGTTAATGGAATCCTTCAGATTGATTATATCCACAATCGATTAATACCTAGTTCCGTTCTCCTTTTCCGCAAAATGCAGACACCCGCTCAAACGCTCTCAATTTCTGACGAATCGAGATTTATCAGTTCGCAGACTTCATCGGGCAGCATGGAGAGTTTGACACAGTTGTCCTCGCAGATATGTTGCAGCACGGTCAGCATGTTGAGAGACTTCTTGTTACTTCTCACGAGTGCAGCAAATGAGCCGCTTTCAAACTTAATTATCATTTTCATAACCTTTTATTTTTAGAGTGTTCTTCTTTTTTCCAGCAACGCAGCACATCCGAACGGTGGTAGTAAATCTTCCCCCTTGTCACGGTGGAAAGCCTATGAGCCGTCATTGCGTCGTCTTAAAAGTATCCTGTCGGACATCTTGGTAAGTAGGCGTACGCCATTTGAATCCAGTATTTCGCTGTCGGGCAAATTATGTATAGTAGGAGCCACTAACTTTTCAATATTGGTTACTTTGGCGAGTATGGCACTAAGCATGTGGCGCATCTGCGCCCACCCGGTATAGTTCTTCTGCTATTATAATGAGCTTATTTTTATTTTTTATGGTGCAATATTACAGAGATATAAGGTCACAGGTTACCCAACCGTTAAGTAACCGCCAAAAAAAGACAGGAAACGTCAAGTTATGACAAAAAATAGCCGGGAGGCACTTTTCCCGGCTATTTTTTGATAAGTAACTATTAATAAGTACGCCTATGTTTGTTAATACTCTAATAATCAGATTTGTATAGAAATAAACAAGAAAAGATTTTGTTATATTCCCAAT